TCTAGAAACTCCCCGAAACTTAAGTTATCTAATTTAGGAATCCATCCAAAGTTTATACCTCCTAGATTAAAACTTTCGACAAGTGGTTGCTCAACCGAAAGTAAGTCAACTAATATTTTAATCACTTTGTTTGCAGAGTCTGAATCTATTTGCTTTGCTTGGTCTTCTGTAACCTCACAGAATATCTCAATCATTTTTAAACCTAGATAAGTCTCTTGATTCTTTTGGCTCTTGCTATACTCAAACTCTTTTAAGTATCTTTGGTATTTGCTTAGACTGATTTCCTCTAGTGAACTTGGTACTATTAATTTCATAACTATATAACGTTTGTTTTATTTATTTGTGAGTTTCTTTCGTACTATCCTTAACGTTTCAACTTGGCCTACGCAAATGGCATATCTTTGGTCTGTGTCTGGATATTCTTTTATTAATTTCTCATCCGACATACATCGATTAATGAATTCGCTTGTACTCTCTCCGGTTTCTTTTTTTGGTATTGGCATCTTATTTATGTTTTATTTGATTGCGTATGTTCCTCTGTTTTTTAAATCTTTGATTGCTTGGTAAGATAATGCTAAACTAATTACACTATCATCGTGGACTCCTTGAGGAGCAGAATATTGTACGTTCCTTGTTGTCTGGTTATATATGTAAGTGAATGCCTCTAACTCATCCACTAGCCAACTGATATTAAGTATCTGTATTTCTTTCTGCTCGAATAGTACTGCCAAGTCTTCAATCATTATAGGCTTGGTCTTTGTGCTTGTTACAAATGGATATACTCTTTTACCGCATATCTTTTTAAGCATCTCAAAAAATACGTCTCCTTGATTGTTTACTTCGACATATACCTTTGCATTGTACTCGTTTATTTTTATTCCTACCTTGTCTATTATTCTGGTCCACTCATCGTGTCTCCAGCGTTCACAATATACTATTTGCTTGTGTTCGTTTATTATAGTCAGTACTGTGTAATCGTCTGCTCTTCCAATATCCAAACCTCCGTAATATACATTTGAATTTGATGGCTCTCCGATGCACTCTCTGACATTTGCAAATAGTCCACTTGAATTGTCTAGGAATTCTGCGAGATACTCTTGTCTAAATATGTGACTTGGTAAACTTCTCTTTCGCTCTTCTAAATCTAACTCGTTTATAAATGGAGTGTCATAACTTGTGAAGTGAAAGTATTTATACCGGTTGTCATAATTTGGTTGGAGTGATAGAGTGTGAAAATGATTTTTTCCTTTGGGTGTGGATATGAATATAACTTTTTTTCCTTTGACTAATACAGTTGCAGAAAGTACCTCGCTCCAAAGTTCCTCTCTTGTAAATGCAACCTCATCGATTATTAAATAGTCAAATGTATTTCCTCGAATATTATCCGGTCTCTCTCCGGAGAAAAAAGAGATAGTACTTCCAAATCCTTTGACTGTTAATTCACTTTGATTAAACTCAAAAAAGCCACTCGTTCTGGTGGCTTTCTCTAATTCGCTAAATACTTTTTTACCTTGTTTATATACCGGAGTTACCCAAGCAATATTACAACCTTTATTATTAATGGCCCAATAGAGCATTTGGTTTATTGCTAACATCGTTTTACCAAACTGCCTACCGATATTCAATACATAATATTTGTACGGCTCATTATTGATTGAATCGTGAATCTGTCTTTGGTTTGAATGTGGCTTATATCCTTTAATGCTACTCATCAAATTCGAACTTGGTTACGTTTATGTCGGTCTGTGTCTTCTCTACTAATCCGTTTAATCTTTGTGTTATACTTGGATTATACATTCCGGCCATACCTCCCTCGATTTGGTCTTGACGTACTGCTTTTTTTACACGTGAACAGATAGTACGATAGTCTGAGTAATTATCTCCATCATTACTAAAATACTTTCCTAAATCGCTTATAATGTCTTTGTCTGCTAACCAGCATTCGAATCCTTCTATTGTGAGAGGTCTTTCTTTTTCTCTATATACGTCTAGAGCATCTTTACCTACCCAATCTTTAACTAGGAAAGGTTTGCTTTTTGTCTCTTTTTTGTACTCTTCAAAATATTCCCAAAGTTTATTTGGTGTCTCTATGTATTTTGGTTTGCCCATAATTTTTTATATTAGATTTCGTTATTAAGTTCGTATATTTCTGCTTCCCAAGCTTGGCTAAATTCTTTGTCTGCAAATAATTCAACAAGTCCTCCAATTTGGCAAAGTCTTAAAACTTCGTCTTTATCCATTCCTAAATTTTTAGCTATTTTTTCATCACTCCAGTTTCTTTTTTTAAGGTCAATAACAATATCGCTCATCGCTTCTATTTTATGTTTTCCTCTTGCTCTATTGTGTCTTATTGTTGAAGCTACTCTATCGTTTATTTTGGCTCTATCTTCATTAATTGTAACTACTGGCAAATATCCGTGTACTCTGTTTTGTATCTCTTCACATTCTTTGCCGACTCTATTTCTGTGAAATCCGTCAATTACTTCTCTAGTTTGTCCGTTCTCTTCTAGCATAGATACAATAGGTTGAGTGTATCCGTCTGCCGAAATTGAAAGTCTTAATAATTCCATTTCTGGAGGAGCAACACTATTAGGATTATAATCATTTGCGTGTACACTATCATTTTTTACCCATAAAACACAATCTACTGGCTCTGTTTTCATAGGACTTATATTGTGCATTGCTATTTTAATTTCGTTTAATGCAGTTACTCTACTGTCTATATCTAAAGACTGTAATTCGTTAATCAATTCAATAATTTTTGTTGTCATAATGTTATAGTTTAAAATTGTTTAGTTCTCTTTGTTCTTTTTTTAGTTTCAAATATTTATTATATGCATCTGTTTTGTGTTGAGTAAATCCTAATCCCTTGCACCAATAATCATTTCTTAATAGTGATTTGCAAATTCTCCTCCAGCTAGGAGCTACTCTTTCACTTTCTAAAATGCTAGGAGCTTCGTCTGGTAATCCGTCAATATATCCTCTCTCTTCCCACCACTTTACAAAAGTGTATATTTTATTTTTATAATGTTCAGAGGTTACTTGTGGCAAAGTATTTAATATTAATTCAGAAAAAGACTTCCAAGTATGATGCATTGGTTTTGTTATTTTACCATATCCATTTATATTTCCGGTATCTTGAACATATAAAGCACCACTATTTGCACCCTCTACTCTTGCTACTACTTTTGCCCAAGTTTCTGGCTCTATTAAATGAAATAAATATAAACCTCTTCTTTGGTCGTCTCCATACGGTTGGCAAATTCTTTGCAAATGAATAGATAAACCAGACTTTTGCATAAGGTCGTATAAATGATTGTGTCTTTTATTTTTGTTTTTACTATGATAAATCCAAATATCCTCTGTTTTCCAATCATAAATAGGATATACATTAAATACGTTGTCTGTTACTTTTGTGGTCCATTGCTTTTGATTAAATGTTATTTTTTTATCACTGGCAATAGTTCTAAATCTATTTAAACTTTCATCGGCTCTAATTCCAACTAAACAAGCACAAGTTTTGCCTTGAGAATACCACTCTCCAAATTCTGGGACAAACTCTTCAAATTCCATTCCGTCTCTAAAAAAAGGAAAATAATTTTCGTCTGTTATACCTAATTTTGGTACTTCTCTAATCCAATCGTTTTTTACTTCTTTATCCCAACACTTCCAAAAAGGTTTAAATACTGAAACTGCATTTCTTAAATGTATAGGTAAACATACCCAGTAAACCTCTAAATTTTCTTTATACATTTCTACGCATTCTGTCATATGGTCTATCGTTAATTTATATTGACCTTCTAAGTCAACTATTAATAAACCTATTTTTACATTTCTTTTAATAGCTTCGTCCATTACTAAATGAAGCATAACAGTACTGTCTTTACCGGCAGAAAATGAAAGGTATATTTTTTCAAAATTGTCAAATGTATATTTTATCCTTTCAACACTTGCATCGCAAACGTTTTGATTTAAATAATGTTTAGGCATAATTGTTTGTTTTTGGTTTGATATTGTTTAATTATTTTGTCTGCTATTTCACAAGCTATATTTCTGTTTTGCTCATCAACATAACGCCAATTTTCCATAGTTATAGAATAAGGTATTTTAGCATATAAACAACAAGCAGATTGACCTAGCCAAGCTATTCTATTTAAGGATATATTTGTTAGGTTATGCTCACACGAATAATGCCATTCATTTATAACTTTATTCATATATTTTTCAGTCAATTTTGTATCGGTAAAAAGTTCTATTACTTTTTTTGACAACTCTTTTTTCTCTTCTCCAGAAACATTGCGAAAGAATCCATTTTTATAACATTCCCAATATTCATATCTGTGATATATTCTTTCCATATGCTATTGTATTTGTTGCTCTTGAAAGTCTATTAAGTTGTGTAATCCTTGTAATCTATCTATGTCGTATATGTCTCTAATTCTATTTATGAGTACTGCTTGAGGATTAGTTAGTTTTAATACTTTGTCTCTTATCTCTTCAAGTCTTTTATCGTCTTTGGATGCTATCTCGTAATTGTTAACTGAATGAATAACTGTTGCGTGATTGTATCTCTTTCCTTTGCTCTTGTATATGTCTGCTATACTATGTAACGTTAAATTAAAATCTTTGCGTAGTATGTAACAGAATAAACTCCTTGCATCTACTATTGGTCTCTTTCGTGAGTTCTCAAATACGTTTACTTTAAGTGTATCTTTTATCTCGTTTGCTATTAATTTGTATTCCATTTATTTTGTTTTTAATTTTAAAAGTAAGTAACATTCTATAAATCTCTCTCGTGCTTTCTGCTTGTGTATTTTTTTAAACAGACTAAATACTACTCGAATATAATTATAATCGCTTACGCAGTCTTTAAATGCCAACATACAGTATGCTCTTCCATAACCTTTGCAGAAGTTTACATTGTCGGCAGTATCTCCTATTATCATTTGCTCCCAAAAGTTATACTTTGCCTCTTGCTCTGTTATATTGTGATAGCATTGTTTTTTATAATGATAGTCATATATAATGCAAGGGAGTTGTTTGTAGTCTTTGTCTATGCTTACGATTATTACCTCGTCTCTTCCGAATGTCTCTGTTAGATTTGTCCAGTAGGTAGCTACTAAATCGTCTGTCTCTACTCCGTAACCTATTTTAGCATCGTATTGCTCTTTGACATAGTCTTGCAGCTCATTTAGTATTGGAGGAACTTCTCTGCCTATTCTATTTGCTTTGTATGTTTTGCTTATCTGTTTACGAAAGTTGCCTCTTGCTCCAGCGAATGTTATAACCTTATCGACTTCGTGGTCCAGTTCGATAGTATTGATTATTTTCATTACTACCTCGTTGTATTTGTCTTTGGCCTCTTCTATGTTATGATAACCGGTATCCTCTGGAGTTTCTTTTTGCTTATAACAACTGCTCCATATTAGACTGTCTGCATCTATTAAAACTATCATATCGTTACTAGTCTAGTTATTTCCTCTATTTGCTCTGCCAGTTCTTTTTTGGCTCTTTCTCTGTCTGCTATTATCTCTTTGAGTATAGCTTCTGTTTTGATTAATTCATTCATATTATTTTGGTTTTAGTTTGTTTACAAAGATAATCTTTTTTATGTTATTAACAAATTTTTAGTATTTATTTATTAATGATGCTTGGCTCTCTGACAAAAAGTAAACAGATTTGTTTATTAAATTTGAATTTCCAAACTTCTCATTTACTTTGCAATTTATTATACTTTGCTCTGGCAGTTCTAACGAATCTAAATAATAAAGATAGTTTCCTCTGGAGTCAAATACATAATAAAATTTTAAGCAATCCTCCATTTCCATTAACTTATCGTATTTGTATTTCTCTAGTACTTTTGTTGGATAGTATGCGTGTCTTAATTTAAACTCAATTACGCAGTCAAATCCTTTCGGTGTTTTGCCTCTTGCATCGTAATGCTCAAACTCTCCTCCGGTCCATTCTAAATCCCAACCGTCTAACGTAAGAAGTAAAATGATTCCTTTCTCCCATTTGTGATGTGATGTCTCTTGGCTCATCTTAATTTTGGTGTTGGATTTTTTATGTAAAATTCATTCAAATCATCGATATAACTTTGAATTATTTTAGGACTGCACTTGCAAGGATAGTTAACTTTGTGGTCAAAGTAATGAGCGTGTAACTGACTTACTTTTAAATACTCATCGTTACTAATTGTATGTCCTAAATTATCTCGGAATGTCTGCCACCATATCCAGTCTTCTTTTGTCATTTTCTATTGATTTTAAATTCATTTAACTTATCTCTTCTTTTATCGCAGTTGCAATTCGGATAGATTTTTTTTACTAGCCATTGGATGCCGGTTACTCTGAATATAAATTCTAGTTTATCTCCTAGTCTCATAAGTAACTTGTTAAAATTAGTAATCCGAAAAATATTATTGCTATTCCTATTGCTACTTTTGTTGCTACTTTTAAAACGTAGTCTAGTTCTTTTTTGTCTTCTGGTGTCATATTTTATTTATTTCGTGTTTAACTTCATTCCAATATTCGTACTGGTCTGCTTGTGGATAATTTTTTATTTGTAATGAATCTATTATCTCATCAACTGCTATTAAGGCTGCTTTTTTTGCCATTTTATCAGTCATAAGTAAATAAACCAGCTTCATTTCAATTACTTCGTCTATTATTATATTATTATACATTTTGTATAATTCAAATGCTTTTTCTTTTGGTGTCATACTATTCGTTTTTTGATTTCTAGTGCTACTTCATTCCAGTAGTTTAACTCTATTATTTCTCCTCTGTTTTTAGCGTTTTGAATAAGGCCGTTTATAACTTCTTTTAAATATGGTAGTTTGTACTTACTCAATAAAAGTTCGGCTCTTAAAACGCTTGTAAATTGCTCCTCTAAATTATGTCTCATTTTTAATTTGTTCTTTGATTCGTTTAACTGTGTTACGGATGCTCCAGTAACTTAATTTTGTCTCTTCGCTTAAATCTGTTATTGAGTAACTCTCAACGAATATTTTTTGATAAATGAACTTTATATAACACAGACTCGCTTTGTACTCTGTGTGGTCCTCTATTGAGTCTATTTCGTTGTTTAACTCTTTAATCCAATTTGTAACTAAATCCTTTTGGAAATAAAACTTCTCTTCTGAGTATTCTGTTGGCTCTTCAATTAATATTATCTCTTCGATGTTTACGTATATTTTCTTTTTGTTCTTTCTCAAGTCATCGTAAAACATATTTTTTAAAGTCACATATACAAAAAAGAAGTTTATCTCTTCGCCATCGTACATTAAATCGTTATTTTTTATTTGACTATAATTGTAGATTTTAATATACATCTCTTGTACATAATCCTCTGCGATGTCATCTGAGCATCCAAATGATTTGACATATTTTAACCAAGTGGAATGCTTCAGATATAAGACATCGAGTATTTTCATTTTATAAAAAATTTAGTTGGCTTTCTTTTATAGTTCTTAATATTGATTTGCCGTCTATACTAAATCCTACGTTATTTTGTAAAGCTACAATTTCAATCGGATTATCTATACTGGTAGGTCTGCCTCCGGTTTCAATCTCTTTTATCTTTCGAATGTGTAGCATCGTAGTTGTGTATAATTGCGGGTGCAAAGTTAACCGGTGTACAACAATAAAATCGTCTGCTCTGTTTACAAACTTTCCTCCTCCTTCGACATCCGATGCCATTGGAGGAAGTGGATGCCCAGCGAATGGGTGGTCTGCTCTGTAAACTTGTCTTAATGCGTTTGTATTAGCGTGAGTGTTTAACCAGAGACTAACCTTATTTTCCTTGCAAAACATTCTCATCTCAGTACACGCTTGGTAATCGTATTCGTGACCGCCTAGAGTTTTCATTAAATCGTTATCTTTAATGAGTGCATTGTACGGGTCTAGTAATATTCCGTTAAAATTAAAATCTCTCTTTACTTTTTTAAACATATCGATAGCAGAATGATAATCGTACATAGTTGCGTTATCTACAAATTTAAAATGCTTATTGATAAATTCTGTGTGAGTTTTAAAGTTACTTTCAGAGACTAAATTTATCGGAGTTTCGTCTAGGAATTCAACTAACTTTCTAATCAAAGAGTAAGAATCATTCTCGGTACTGCAAACTAACCATTTTAAATCGTGTTTTAAAGAGTAACAAAGCATTAAATAAAGAATAGATGTCGTTTTACCTACATTAGCGTGTCCAAGTACTATATTAAAATTTGATGTCTTAAAACGTATGTATTCGTCTAATTGAGGGATGTCTAGTTTTAATCCCTCTTTGAGTTTACCCGACCTAATCTGGCGGAGTATATCAAGTTGTTTATTGTAATCTATTAGCATTTTTGTTTTGGTTTAAATAATGGCCGGACTATTACATCCGGCCCTTAAAATTAAAATGGTAGTCCGTCATCCTCTAGTTGCACTATCTGTGGCATCTCTGATTGTCTGTCTGGCATAAAACTACCGGCAGATTTTTCTTTCTCTCCTTTGTTAATTTGCCATCCTTGAATATTTGCAAAGTACTTGCCTTTCCACTCTGTGCCTCTTAAGTTGATTCCTATTTTAACAATGTCTCCAGTATTAAAGTTATCTAATAAGTTAACTTTGTCTTGTGTAAATTCAACCGGAATAGTCTGAGGATATTGTTCGTCTGTTTTAACTACTGCTAGTCTCTTTTTAAATCCTTTTGCTCCGATTGTTTCTGTATCGCCTATTACGATTAATTCTCCTTGTACTTCCATTTTATTTGTTGTTTAAAAGTGCTTCTTTCACTTCGTTAGTTACTATATATTTTTTCTCTATTAATTCTATGTCTCCTCCTCCTAGTAAATAATTTTTTGCATTTGAAAAAGCTGGACTATTAAATTCTAAAGTTACTTTCTCTTTTACTTTTACCGGCTCTTTTGAGTGTGTATTAGTTGCATCGGCATCGGCAGTGTCATCTATTAAAAGCAAATTGCCTAATGCATATTTTTTGCAGTATGAACTGGCAGAGCCAAACGCTTGTGGAGTTTGCATTCCTTTCTGGTTTAAATCTATTCCTACTACCGCAGAGCAGTCTATACTCTTTCCACTCTCGCAGTCCCAGATAGTAGCTACCGAAGTCATAACTGGAGGATTCGCATTTATTAACTGCTCGTTAATCGTAAAGTAAACTCCGTATTTCTCGTTCATTGGTTTTAATCCCTCTAGGATATCCTCTGCACTTCTAAAGTTGTACTTTCCGAATGAATTAAACCTACTCTTTTTTGCTTTAAACTCTTGCTGGATTCTGCAAAGTTTCTCTCCAATACATAATGGTATCTCTACTGCTGGTAATTCGATTTTGTTTTTCATATTAATTTGTTTTAAAGGTTACATTACTATTTGATTGTGTGTAAGTGTACGGATTAAATCCGTAATAATCGCTAACTATCTCTGCGTTGTGTACTTCGATATTCATTGTTAGTCTTTCGACTTGGTCCATAAGTCTTAAGTTCTCAATTCTTAATGCCTCGTTGCTTTGAGTTAAATAATTTACTAATTCTTTTGTACTCCAGTTTTCGTTGTTTCTCATTTTGTTTTGTTTTAAATTAATTATATTCAGTGTACTCGTAATATTCATCGTAAAATAGTGTATATTCTAAATGTGGAAATAATAAACTATATTTTACTTGCTCTTGCTTTGCTTGTCTTTGAGTTAAAAAAAGCATATAAGGTTTACCCTCTTCCATTAATACCCAGCGTGTGTCGTTGATTTCCATCTTTAAAAGTTTTTACATAAATTTTTGCTACTTTTTTCTCTGACTCTACCGGCTTGATGTTAAATGTCAGTTCTATGTGAGTTAATTCTTTGTCTCTTTCAAATACATTACGCATCTCTGAATATATCTCTATCCAATCCTCTAACCTCATCTGTATAACTCTTTTATGGAATCAATCCGTTTAAAAACTATATTCTCTTGTAAAAAGATTTTTAACGCATCTTGAAATGTTGGTGCTTCAATTACTCTTTCAACGTCTGTACATTCGTCCCAACATTCGGTCCAGTAAGTTACTAAATACTTTCTCATCTTATTTAGATAATGCTACTCTACAACCGTCCTTAGTCAATTCAATCCACTCCGGATTATCTGAATATAAATACTCATAAACTTTAAATCCGTTTGTAATTAAATACGCTTGTGTTTCGTCTGAATGGTTACCGATTAATGTTACTCCAGTAGTGGTTACATTTACGCTAAAAAATACATTCAAATCAATTCCTAATCCGATAATCGTTCCTAATTGTTCGCTAATTGTTTTCATAAAATATTATTTTGTTTTGGTTTTTGTTTAGTAAAAAAATCTAGTTAAAAAATATACTGCAATAATTCCTATTGCGTAAACTTGGTACTTTTGTTTGCTTAAAAATGTTTTCATAATTTTTGTTTTTTGTTTATTTAAAAAAAAAGTATGGATTAGGATTGGAGTTGACTAGATAGCACCTAACTACTTCATCTATTTATGGCAGACTGAACTGCTCCCTTACTTCCATACTTTTATATTTTATAGTTCTATTATTTTATATAATTCTGGGTGATTTATAAAAGTTTGTTTGGCTATTCTATCATAACCACTACCATTAAACCAAATAAATTTTTCTGTTGATTTTGTTATAATAGCAACTTTAAAATCTACTCCATTAGAATAAGCAATTATACTTCCTTTTTTTAAATCTGATGCTTTAATAATATTTTCCATTTTGTTTGTTTTTGTTTTTAGCTTTATTGATGGGACAAATATATAAACATTTTGTTAATAAAAAAACTTTTTTGTAATTATTTTTAAAAAAAAATCCCAACCTTATAAAAGACTGGGATTCTTTAACCAAAACAAAATAATATTATGAAAACAATATCACTCCAAATGTAGTGTTTTATTTTGACTTTGCAAACTCTTTTATTAAAATATCGTATTTTAATTTTTTAGCGATTAGTTCGCATTTTGAAAACTTGTAGTTACGTGTGTTGTTTGCTTTCTCTTCTATCTGGTCCGTATATTCTATTCCATATCTCTGAATCAGTCCGGCTCTATAATTTAATTCATTCCCTCCTAGAAACCGATTACACTTTCTGCATTGTTTATGGCAGTTATGCTCATCAAATATAACTCCCGAATATATCTCTGCTTTTTTAAAATGTCCTCCGTCCCAGAGTTCTGTATTTTCAACTCCACAAGATATGCAAGGTTGTTTCTCATCTCGCATTCTTATGTACTTTTGAAAGGACTTTTTTGCCTCTGCCTCATATTGACTCAAAGTTTTAAGTTTGTCTCTTAAAATGGCTTTCTCTACTTTCCACTCTCTTTGCTCTTTTAGTTCTTTAAGTTTCTTTGAGTGTTCTATTGCACATTTATATCCGCAGACTGCTTGTGCGAATTGCACCGGAGTAAATTTAGTTTGACAAACTTTGCACTTCTTATCTTTCATATAAAAAAACCTTTATACTTTCTCCAAACATAGCAAGCCGGTATTAATAATAAAAACCAAAGTAACCACCAGTAAGATTGTTTTCTGTCTATTACTTTCTTTTCGATTATTAAGTCTCTTTTAACCGTCTTTAAACCGCTTTTTTGTGCGTTGTGTTGGACTTTTACGTCTTTATTGATAGTTATATTCTTTTTACTTTTTTTGTGTCTTATTTTGACGTTTTTATACTCTTTACCATTAACTGTAATAGGCAAAGTATTATCTATTGGAATAATCTCTATCTCATCTGTTGTCGAGGTGTCTATTATTTTAGTGTTGTCTGTTAGTTTAGTTTCTGTTTTCTCTTCGGTTTTAATTTCTGTTTGCTCAGTTTCTTTGGTTTCTGACTTCTGGACCTTTCTGCTACCACAAGACGTTAAAACTATCGCACCTAATAAGGCCAATATTAGAGCTATTAATATGATGTTATTTCCGTTGTCGTTTTCTGTTTTCATTGTCTATTTTTTTCGTGTAAATTCAAAATATAATATAGTGTAAATTCAAAGTTAATTACTTTTTGTGTCAAATAAAACCCTAATTTTTAAGGTTTATCTTTAAACGATTAGTAACTTTTAAGTTACATTTCATATTGCTTAAGTTTCTCTAAATATAGGACAAAATCCATCGCCTCTTGTTGAGCGTGATTAATCCACTCTAAACAAGTTAAATCCTCTCGGTCTAGTGTTGTTTTATATTTTTTAATTCCAACCTCTGAGCGTTCTCTAAATTGGTTTATTACTGCTTCTAGTACTTTGTCTTTCATAATTATTTTTTTAAATTAATTATTTTACGATATACAATATTTACGCTTTCTTTATTTACTCCTCTTTTATAATAAAAATTCATAACTCTTTTTATTCTTTGATAGTTTGAGTAACTCATAAGTTTATTTGTATTTTTCTAGTGGGACAACTCATTTTGTGTTCGCTATCTATTTTATGGCAGTACTCGCAATAGTCATCTTGTACGCACTTTGGATAAGTACAATAGTCTAAATTACAAATCTCTCCCTCTATTTTAACTCCTTTCAGTTTGCATTTGTTAGACTCTTTACCATTAGGCCAAAACATACTACAATTATCCTCGTCTGCCTCTCTATTAAATCCTCCATAACTTTGATACATTCCTACCGGAGAAGTATACCTATGGCAGTACTCTTTTGACGGACAAAGAAAATCTTTGCATTTTGCTATATCACTCATATATTATATATTTAGTTATTAATTAAACTAATATAGTTA